AAAAAATGTTATGCTGAATATATTGATAAAAACCAATATAAGATACATTTATGGACTGAAAATGATTATGAAATAATTCCTTGGCGTAACCCCGCTTATATAGAATGTCCTGAACATGAAGCCAGTTATCAGGGACTAAATGGGGAATGGCTCAAAAAAACTTATGACTGGGATAAAAATACTCCTGATGTTCATTTTCATGATATGCCCCCATATCAAAAATTTCTTATTGAAAAATATGGAGTTAATGACGAAGTATCTAAAGGACATCGTGAAGTATTCTTTGATATTGAGATTGAAATGGGAGGAGCACTTACAGAAGAATATATTCAAGCTGCTCCTAAACCTGTAACATCCATTGCTTGGTGGGATAAAACACCTGATAAATGGGTTATTCTTATTTTAGATAAAAAAGGTCAAATTAGACATACTAAAGGACATAAAGAAATTGTTCCTTGTAGAACTGAAGGAGAATTATTAGCTACTTTTCTTGAAAGATATAAAGAAATTAATCCGGATATCTTAGTAGGATGGAATAGTGATTATTTTGATATTCCATATCTTTATTTTAGGATTAGTAATGTATTAGGTGAAGAATTTGCTAATGCTTTATCTCCAATTGATATTGTTAGAGATGAAAGTCAATGGAACAGAGATGGATGGTTAAATATAGCTGGTGTTGAATCTCTTGACTATATGAAACTTCATAAAAAGTTTAGTTTTAGAGATGAACCATCTATGAGATTAGACGCTATTGGAGAAAAATATGTTGGGTTAGGTAAAGTTGAATATGACGGTAATTTAGATAGATTGTTTGAAACAGATATTCAAAAGTTTATCCAATACAACTTTCGAGATGTTGAAATTCTAAAAGCATTAGATGAAAAATTTGAATATGTTGGATTAGTTAAAAACTTGTCTCATAAAGGTAAACATAACTATGGTGAAGTATATGCCAACACTAAAACTCAAGATGGTGCTATTTCAGCATATCTATTAGATCAAAACATCATACCACCAGCTAAAGATAGAAATCCCATCACTAAAAAGAATTATGCTGGAGGTTATTTATTTTGTCCTGCTGCAGGTTTATACAAGTATATGTTTGATGAGGATTTAACATCACTATATCCTTCCATTATTATGTCTCTTAATATTGGTAAAGAAACATTTATAGCTCGTATTATAGATAATGATGATAGAAATAATCGTTTAGGATTAAATGATTTAAAAACTAAAAATCCAAACGAAGAATTACTTATTGAAAATTCCCAACGTAAACAGACATACATTAAAGTGTCTAAACTAATCAATTTAATCGAAGATAACCATCTAGCTATCTCAGCTAATGGAGTTATGTATAGAACTGACAAACAGTCAGTATTATCCACTATTTTGGCTAAATGGTTTGATGAAAGGGTAGAATATAAAGGTTATATGAAAAAAGCTTATAAAGCTGGTGATAAAGAAAAAGGTGCGTTTTGGCATCAAAGACAACATACAATGAAAATTTTGTTAAATAGTTTGTATGGTGCAACTGCTCTTGGTAGTTTTAGATATGGTAGTGTTATCTTAAGTGAGAGTATTACTTTAAGTGGTCAAAGAATTATTCAAGAATCTGCTTTATGTGCTAATCGTCATATGAACAAAGTAATTAAAGGTGAAATAAAGTTATGATACATTTAGAAGAAACACCATGGTGGATATGTGATAAAGATGATTTTAATTTTTGTGCCTATGTTGACACAGACTCCAATTATTTTAATGCTGAACCTTTATTAAAATATCTTTACCCTGACTTTGAAGAAAAAAGTGATGAAGAAAAAGATAATTTACTTGAACAAGTAGCTCTAAAATATCAAGATATTATTACTGAATATTATAATACTTTAGCTAAAGAATGTTTCAATGTACCTACTCATAGATTTGAAATGAAAACAGAATGTGTTATTCGTTCTGCTTATTTTAGAGCTACTCGTAGGTATGCTCAATGGATTACTAAACAAGAAGGTATATCTAAAGAATCACTTGATATTAAAGGACTTGAATTTAAGAAAGCTAATTTTCCTCCTGTGTTTGGAAAGTTTTTTGATAGTGTTCTTAAACAAGTACTGAAAGGGGTTAAACAGAGTGAAATTGATAAACAAATTCTTGAATTCCAAAAAAGAATGATGTCACTTGATACCAACATTACATTATTAGGTAATCCAACCTCAGTTAAAACCTTAAATGACTATGTAGCTCGAAAACCTAAACCAAGTGAAATATTAACTGAGTTAGTTAAAGGCGCTCCTGCTAATGTTAAAGCAGCTGTTCGTTATAATGACTTAATTAGATTCTGGCAATTAGATAAACAACATAGTTATATTGTTCAAGGTGATAAAATTAAATGGGTTTACTTAAAAGATAATCCTTATAAAATAGAAACACTTGCATTCTTAGATTTTGATCTCCCAGATAAGATATGTAAATTTATGGATGATTATGCTGACCGTAAAAAATCATTTGAAACCATTTTACAAACAAAATTAGAAGGATTCTATAATGATTTAGGTTGGAATTTAAATTTGAATCCATATAAAAATAAATTTTTTAATTTCTAATGATAGAAAAAAATCATCTCCAATCAATTATCTCAAGATATTATCTTGGGGGTTTAATTGAATCTGTTAAGTGGGAAATACAAAATAATACATTAAATATAGCTTTTATGTCTCCAAATAAAGATATGATTGGAGAACTTGAGTGTAATGAATTTCCTATTGAAGATTGTGAATTAGCTATATTTAACACTACCCAATTAAACAAACTATTAGGTGTTACCTCAGGTCAATTACTAATATCTCCAATTAAAACTAATAAAGTATACACTAAATTAACTCTTCAAGATGTTAGTTTTACAGTTGAATATTCATTAGCAGATCCATTAATGATTCAATCACCTGGTACTATAAACGAACCAGACAAATATGATATATCAGCTACTATGGAACCTAATGATGTTTTAGCCTTTACTAAAGCAGCCTCAGCTATACCTAATAATGAATTAGTTACTCTTAAAGCAACTGAAAGTATTCATGGTAATCCTATTTTAGAGTTTATTTTTGGAGAAAAAATGGAATTTTCAAATAGAATTACATTTACTGTTGAAGCTCAACATTCTATTGTTGAAGGACATAAAATTCCATTCAATTCTAATATGTTAAGAGAAATATTCCATAATAATAAAGGTGCATCTTCTACATCAATTAAATTTACTCAAGAAGGATTACTTAAATTAGAGTTTGAATTTAAAGAAGAAAATACAAAAACTACATATTTTGTTGTAAGAAAAGCAGATTATTAATATTTATTAATATGACAGAAATGAAGCCAAAAGATCAAATAAATGAATATGGTGAATACCGTTCTAAAGAAAAAGAATTTAAACAAGAACTTGATCGCATGTTTGGAGATTTTAGACCAAACATTAGTTTAGGAGTATATTCTGGTGACAGACCAGATAGTGATCCTTTAAAAGGCAAAGGATTTGGTCAGATTTCATTCACCTATAGAAATGAACTTCCAGATGAAGACTGGAATGAGGCTTTAAAATGGGTAAAGGACAAAGGTTTTGAAGTCACACAAAACACTAATTACTATGACGAAGAACCAGGTGAAAGAAGTTGGTATCCTGTCATTAAATTTGAATTTGATGTGACTGACTTTCCAACTGATGTTGATAGCAATGTGATGAATGAATGGGCTAAGCGTCAATGGCAACGTAGAGCTGGAATTATTAAATAAGTTTATTTAAACTTAAATAAATTAAAAAATTTGGCTTTTTAAAGTCTTTTTATTATATTTAATTAATGAAAGTTATAAATGATCCACTATTTGGAGACCATTTTATCCAAGTAGATGACTACAATTACTCTGTCTATAAGACAAAAATTTCTGAAAAGAAACAGCAAGAATACACTAGTGTAGTAGGACATTATCCTACTATGGCTCAAGCTTTAGCTGCTATGGCTAATGGTATGGTCAAAGAAAAAGATAGAGAAGAGCTAAGAAGTTATGTTAAAGAATTAAATGAAATTTATGTTAAATTTGAAAATCTAAAAATTAAATGAATTCAAAATTGCAAGCGTTATTTAACGCAGTTATTGTTAAACCCATTGAAGATGAAGAATCTGTTTATGGTAGTATTATTGTACCCGATATGGGTAAAGAAAATTCTCTTAAAGGAGAAGTGTATGTTGTAGGACCTGGTTATTATAACAGTGATGGTACTTTTATCTATACCACAGTACAACCTGGTGATATTGTTTATCTTCCTCAAATGGGTCCTTCTAAAATCCAATATAAAGGAGTTGAATATCTGGTTTGCAGAGAAAATGAAATCCTAGCTGTTGAAACAGATAGATTTTTAAATCATGATAATGATGAAGAATTACCTTTCTAAAAATTAAAAGATTATGGCAAAAGTTATAAATTATGGAGACGAAGCTAGAAAAAATCTAGCAGCAGGAATTGAACAACTAGCAAATGCTGTTGTAACTACTTTAGGACCCAATGGTCGAAATGTTGTTATTCAAAGTGAACATGGTGTTCCTCAAAGTACCAAGGACGGAGTAACTGTAGCTAAAGCAATTGAACTTGAAGACCCAGTACAAAATATGGGTGCTCAAATGCTTAAGCAAGCAGCTATCAAAACCGCTGAACAAGCTGGTGATGGTACAACTACATCAACTCTTTTAGCAAGAGAAATTGTAAATGCTGCTTCTCGTTATAGTGACAAAGGACATAACATTGTAGACATTAAACGAGGACTTGATAAGTGTACTAAGGCTCATGTTGAAACACTTCGTAAAATGTCTCAAGACATTTCAAGTGAAGATCAACTCCGTCAAGTAGCTACCATCTCAGCTAACAATGATGAAGAAGTAGGTGAATTGATTGCTACTGCTATTAATAAAGTAGGACGTGATGGTATTGTGACTATTGAAGAATCTCGTACTGGTGAAACCTATCTTGAAACAGTAGAAGGTCTTCAATTTGATCGTGGTTATAAGTCACCTTATTTTGTGACTAATAATGATGATATGAGTAGTACTCTTAGAAACCCATCTATCCTATTCTATAATGGTAGACTTACCCAGATTAAAGAATTGCTTCCATTATTGGAAAATATGTCCTCTCAAAGTAAACCACTTTTGATTGTAACAGAAGATATTGATGGTGAAGCACTCGCTACTCTTATTGTTAATAAAATGAGAGGTATTTTGAATGTGTGTGCAGTTAAAGCTCCTGATTTTGGTGATCGTCGTACTTTGCTTATGAATGATATGGCTACTTTAACTGGTGGTCAAGTTGTTGATAAAGACAAAGGTATGAAATTGGATAAGTTTGATTTGAATTGGTTGGGTGAATGTCGCACAGTTACTATTACTAAAGAATCAACTACTATTGTAGATGGAGCAGGTAACAGTGATACAATTAAAGAATTATGTTCTTCACTCCAAAATCAAATTGAAAATTCTACTTCACCATTTGAAACTGAAAAACTTCAAGAACGTTTAGCTAAATTGGTTGGTGGTGTAGCTGTAATTCATGTAGGTGGAAATACTGAAACCGAAATGAAAGAAAAGAAAGATCGGGTAGATGACGCTCTTCAAGCTACTAAAGCCGCTATTGAAGAAGGTATTGTACCTGGAGGTGGATTAGCATTACTTCACTCAGCTTATGATACAACTTGTGAACTTAAAAATTATGATGAAGAATTAGGTTGTAGAATTATGCAATCAGTTCTCCAGAAACCATTTGAACAGATTCTTGTCAACGCTGGGTTGAAAGATGATGTTCATTCTATTAAACATTCTATCTTAGATCAAGAAGATAGAAATATAGGTTATAATATTAAGACAAGTGAGTACATTGATTTCTTTGAAGCTGGTATTATTGATCCAACTAAAGTTACAAGATGTGCTCTTGAAAACGCAGTTTCAATAGCTGGTACTATTCTATTGACTGAATGTACTTTGGTTGAAAAACCAAAAGAAAAGACTGAAGAGTCATTTGGAGGAATGCCTGGAATGTACTAAATTTAAGTTATGTCTGGATTTGAAACTGTCGAACAAAAACAACTTATTGCCCAACGAGTCCCCCCTGGGGACCGTTGGCAATTAGTTGATGAACCTGGAGTTGTACATTCTACACTAACAGAAACTTTAGAAAAATATTTTCAAAAAACTAAATTTAATAAAGCATTTTATCTTGATCCTTTAGGAGGTGCTTTATATTCTGTAAATAGAGTAGAAATAGAAATTAAACCTGAACCAATTAAAACATTTGACTTTTACGGAGATGGCTATCAATAACACACTTTGGGTTGAAAAATATCGTCCTGATGTTTTGGAAAATTATGTTGGAAATGAAAATCTAAAGGAAACCATTTCTAAGTATATTGAACAAAATGATATACAAAATTTAATTTTCTATGGGCCAGCTGGCACTGGAAAGACTACATTAGCTAAACTCTTAGTTAAAAACATTGAATGTGATTTTCTCTACATTAACGCCTCCGATGAAAGAGGTATTGAAACTATCAGAGATAAAGTATCAGGATTTGCTAGTACAATGTCTTTTAAACCACTTAAAGTAGTTATTTTGGATGAAGCTGATTTCTTGACTATTCAAGCTCAAGCTTCACTTCGAAATGTTATTGAAACATTTTCTAAAAGTACTAGGTTTATTCTTACCTGTAACTATATTGAACGTATTATTGATCCACTTCAATCTCGTTGTCAAACACTTAAGATTGTACCTCCTAGTAAGGCTGATGTAGCTCGTCATATTTGTAAGATATTAGCCACTGAAGAAGTAAATTATGACACTGATAGTGTAGTTAACATTGTTAAAAAACAATATCCTGATGTTCGAAAGATGTTAAACATCTGTCAAATGTCATCTAAAAAAGGTGAGTTAGTTGTTGATTCTCAAACTTTAGTATCAAGTAATTACATTGATCAAATTATTGAATTGTTACCTAACAACAAATCATTTAAACAAATTCGACAAGTTATAGCGGATTCTAATGTAGAAGATTTTGAGGCATTATATAAAGCATTATATGAAAGAGTAGATGAATACACTACTCAAGATGCTGAAGCTATAATCATTATTGAAGAATATTTGTATCATTCTAATTTTAGAATTGATAAAGAAATTAATGTTATGGCTTGTATTGCTAAGTTGCTAACCTTAACAGGTAAAAAAGTTTTATGAAAGAGATAATAGAGTTTGGAGATCGAAAGTTTCTTTTATATCGTACGATAAGAGAGTTTGAAAAATTAGATCCTAACCTCCTAAAAGATTATTGGTATTGTGATACTGTATTAAAAAAAGAAAACATTTATTATTTTTGTAACGAAATTAAAGAAATAGAATATGAAGAAATCTGAAAATCTTAATGCTCAACAACCACAGATTGAGCTTAAAAACACTGTAGCTATCCAAACTGAATCTGGTAGTGATATTTGGAAACAAGGTGTTGTTCTAAGACGAGTATCTCGTTTTATCACTAATAGCTCTGAAGATGCTATTCTCCCTATCCCTGTATTTTATGATGGGACAACTGGTAAGATTTTGAAAGAATCTCTTCCAATTGATTTGAGAGAAGAATATGACACTATTTGATTGGTTAAAAGAACTAACTGGTAAAAAACGTGATTGGGATTCCTTCTCTGATAAAGAGAGGGAATCCTTTAATCCGTATATGGTAAATCGTTTTATTTCAATGCATGAACCATTTATTGAGTTAGTTAACTATGTTCAAACTATTCCCTATACTGATAAAGAAAAATATTATAGAGTATATTGTGGGTTATTACCTAAACAAAATGTTTGGCTCAAATATATTAAATCAACTATGAAACAACCAACATCTGATCTTGTAGAAGCTATTGCTAAAATTTATGATTGTTCTAAAAGAGAAGCTTCTGATATTGTAGTTACCATTGATAATGATGATTTAGAGAGTGTGCTTTATAGAGCAGGTTATCAAGATAAAGAAATAGTTAAAATGTTTAAATAATGGATAGTATAGTAAAATCAATCATAAATCAATTTACCACTCGAGCTGAAGTAGGTGAAACCAAATATGGAGTTAACATGGATAGGGATGATTTATCATTCCCTGAATGGATTACTCATATGAAACAAGAACTAATGGATGCTATCATCTACTTAGAAAAAATAGAAAAATTATATGGCGAAAAAAGCCAAACCAAGGATACTGACTGAAATTAAAAATAAACAATTACCAGAGGTAAATTATGCTTACCATAAAGTAATTTCTTATTCTCAGTTCTCCATGTTTCAAGGATGTCCCCACAAATGGGCACTTCAGTATAGAGATGGACATTACAATGACTCTCCCTCTATTCACTTTACATTTGGTACTGCTATGCATGAAACCATTCAGGAATGGCTTACCATCATGTATGAAGAATCAGCCGCTAAAGCTGATAGTGTTAATTTAGAGGAACTTTTTCAAAGTAAATTTATAAATCTCTACCAAGAAGAATATAAAAAGAACTTAGACACTCATTATTCTTCTCCAGCTGAGTTAAGAGAATTCTTTGAAGATGGAGTAGCTATTCTTGACTTTCTAAAAAAGAAACGTAGTTTATACTTTAAGAAAAAGGAGTGGCATTTAGTAGGAGTTGAAATACCTATTTTATTAAATTTAGGTAACAATATAATGTATAAAGGTTATATTGACTTAGTTTTATATGATGAAAAGAACGATAAATTTCATGTTTATGATATAAAAACTTCTACTAAAGGATGGGGTGATAAAGATAAAAAAGATGAGACTAAACAAATGCAACTTGTCTTTTATAAAAAATTTTTTAATGAATTATATGGTGTGTCTCTTGAAAATATTGAGGTGGAATTCTTTATTTTACGCCGTAAAATATGGGAAAATACTGACTATAATATCACTCGCATACAATTATACAAACCCTCGGCAGGCCGTAATAAATTAAGTAAAGCTCAAAAAATATTAGATAATTTTATTAAGGAATGTTTTGATTCTAAGGGAAAACCATTAGTAAAAGAACATGCTAAAATAGTATCTAGTATGTGTAAATGGTGCCCATTTAATGATAAAAAAGAGCTTTGTAACAAACAGCATTCTTAATACTTCTCTATATATTTATATACGCAAATATTAAAAATTATAAATGTCATGTCAGATAAAGTTTTAACAAGTGTTAAGATACAACCAGAGCTATTTGAGGAATTCAAAGTAGCCTGCGTGAGACATAAGTTCTCACTACAAAAGCTTGCCGATAGGTGTATTCATTTATATCTTACGGATGAAGATTTTAGAAAAAAAGTTCACAATCATAATAATTTAGAAATATGAAACCAGGTTACATTCCAAGAGAAAAACGTAAAAAAATTCTCCTAATGTGTGATGACATTAGGACACATTCCGGTATTGGCACCATAGCTAAAGAAATTGTAATCCATACAGCCCATTGCCTTAATTGGGTAAATGTTGGGGCTGCTATCAATCATCCTGATGCTGGTAAGAGATTTGATTTAAGTCCTGATACCAACCAGTTAGTTGGAGTTGATGACACCTCAGTTACTTTATATCCAAGTAATGGGTATGGAAATCCTGATATGGTTAGACAATTAATGGATATAGAAAAACCAGATGCTATTTTTATAATTACGGACCCAAGATATTGGACATGGTTATTCCAGATGGAAAACGAAATCAGAAAGAAAGTTCCTCTTATTTACTTGAATATCTGGGATGATTATCCGGCACCAATGTATAATGAGGCTTTTTATGAGTCATGTGATTTGTTGATGGGTATTTCAAAACAAACTGTAAATATCAATCATTTAGTGTTAGGAGAGAAAGTTAAAGATAAAATGATTTGCTATGTTCCTCATGGTTTGAATCATGAAATCTTTAAACCATTAGATAAAGATGATGAAAAGTTAGTTGAGTTTAAAAAAGATCTATATGGAGATAAAAAAATAGAATTTGCTGTTTTATTTAACTCTAGAAATATTAGACGTAAACAAGTACCTGACACCATTTGGGCTTATAAAATGTTTGTAGATAAGTTGAGTTTAGAAGAAGCTAAAAAGTGTGCTTTAGTTTTACACACTCAACAAGTAGATGAAAACGGAACAGACCTCCCAGCTGTTATTGACATGTTGTGTGGAGATGATGAAAGATATAATATTATCTTCTCAGAACAGAGATTGGACCCATACGGAATGAATTTGTTGTACAATAGTACAGATTGCCAGATTCTATTAACATCAAATGAAGGATGGGGATTAAGTTTAACTGAGGCTATTTTAGTTGGAAATCCAATTATAGCTAATGTTACAGGTGGAATGCAAGATCAAATGAGATTTGAAGATGAAAAAGGATTATGGATTGACTTTGATGGTCAATTCCCTTCAAATCATAGAGGCACTTATAAAAAGTGTGGCCCGTGGGCGTTTCCAGTATTCCCAACTAGCATTTCAATTGTAGGTTCTGTTCCTACACCTTACATTTTTGATGATAGATGTGAACCAAGTGATGCTGCTGAAAGAATTTTTGAAATATATAATTTAAGTTCTGATGAAAGAAAAGCCAGAGGATTATTAGGTCGTGAATGGGCTATTGGGGAAGAAGCAGGATTTACTTCAGTTCATCAAGCTAATAGAATAATAGCTAATATAGAAAAATTATTTAGTTATTGGAAACCAAGAAAAAATTATAATGTGATCAAATGTGATCCTATTAAGAAAAAAGTTGTACCTCATAATTTAGTATATTAATGAAACCAATGTTTATTGTAAGCTGTCCAATTGATACGTACAGCGGTTATGGAGCTAGAGCTCGTGATTTTGTAAAAGCACTTATTAAATTAGATAAATATGATGTTAAAGTATTGCCCCAAAGATGGGGTAATACACCTTGGGGGTTTATTGAAGATCACTCTGAATGGCATTTTTTGAGGTCTTATTTATTACCTATAGGTAATCAATTACCTAAACAACCTGAAATTTGGTGCCAAATTACAGTACCAAATGAATTTCAATCAGTTGGAAAATTTAATATCGGTTTAACAGCTGGTATTGAAACAACAGGTTGTCATCCATCTTGGATTGAAGGATGTAATAGAATGAATTTAGTTTTGACTTCTTCTACTCATAGTGCTGAAGTGTTTAAAAAAATTGAATTTGAACAAAGAGATCAAAGAACTAATCAAATAGTAGGTAAATATACTTTACAAAAACCAATTGAAGTATTAATTGAAGGAATTGACACTGAAAAGTATAGTCCTAAAAAATCTAATTTTGATTTATCTCAAATTAAAGAAGAATTTGCTTATCTATTTGTAGGACATTGGATGCAAGGTAATTTAGGTCATGATAGAAAAAATGTTGGATTATTAATTAAATTATTCTTTGAAGCATTTAAAAATAAGAAAAATACACCAGCTCTTATTCTTAAAACAACTTGTGTAGGCGCTTCTTATATGGATCGAGATGAAATTCTTAGACGAATTGATATGATCCGTAAATCAGTAGATGCTCGTTCAACACCTAATGTTTATTTAGTCCATGGTGAATTAACTGATGAAGAAATGAATGAACTATATAACCATTCTAAAGTTAAAGCTATGATTAGCTTAACTAAAGGTGAAGGATTTGGTAGACCACTTCTAGAGTTTAGTTTAACTAAAAAACCAATCATTGCTACAAACTGGTCAGGCCATACAGATTTTCTATCAGAAGATTTTGTGACATTACTCCCAGGTGAACTTCATAATTTAGATGATAGCTCTGTAGTTCAAGATATGCTAATGAAAGAATTCCAATGGTTTGGAGTTGATAATAGTGCTGCTTTTATAGCTTTAAGAGATGTATTTGCTGATTATAAGGAACATAAAGAAAAAGCTAATAGACAAGCATTTAGGAGTAAAACTGAATTTAGTTTTGAAAAAATGGCTGAACAATTAGATGGGTATTTAACTCAATATGTTCCTGAATTTCCAAAACAAGTTCAACTTAAACTTCCCCAATTAAAGAAAATTGAATTACCAAAATTTAAAAAAATAGAAAATGTTGAAGGATAATTTAGTGATCTGTCTTAGATGTGGTAGTGATGCTTGCTATGAACAAACCCTCAACCCAGACTATATTATTAATACTTGTTATGGGTGTGGTTTTACTACTAATAGTTTAATGACAGATGATAGTGAATTTTTAGAAGAGCAAATAGAAGTTCTTCCTGAACTGTATAAAGATCTTCTTTATAAAGACTATGAAAACAAATATTGGATGCCTTCCACTATTAATATTCATGATAAGGGTATGATATTTATAAATGGTAAAACAACTGAAAATTGGAAATGGACAGCTGTTAAAGCTATTGAAATACCTGAGGAAGAAAAAGAAGAATTTTCTGAAATTAATAAAGATGCTACTCATAAAATAGATATGAGTACAGCTAAAGAATTTGATGAAAAAGATTTTATGGAAGCATTAAGTTACATTGGCCTCCTACCCTAACTTTATTATATTCATATAATAATGAGAATTAGTTATGCTATCACTGTATGTGATGAAGAAGATGAAATTGTTAGATTAATTGATTTTCTTCTTAAAAATAAACGTTATGAAGATGAGATTTGTGTTTTGTTAGATAAACCTAAGGCTACAAAACATATACAAAAATCTTTATGGAATTATAGTACTAATAAAGAAATTTCATTATATGAGGATGCTTTTGAAGGACATTTTGCTGATTGGAAAAATAAACTAACCCAAATATGCTCAGGTGATTATATTTTCCAAATTGATGCTGATGAAATTCCTCATAAAGTTTTAATAGATGCTCTCCCTGAGCTTTTAGAGAATAATAGTGACTTAGAAGTTTTTTTAGTTCCTAGAGTTAACACTGTGGAAGGTATAACATCAGAACATATTCAAAAGTGGGGATGGAATGTTGACAATAAAGAAAGAGTAAATTGGCCTGATTATCAATGGAGAATTTGGAAGAATAAACCTGAAATAAAATGGATTAATAAAATACATGAGAGGTTAGAAGGATTTAAAACATATGCTTCTCTACCTGATGATGAAAGTTATGCTTTATTTCATCCCAAAACTATAGAACGTCAAGAAAAACAAAATAATTACTATAGTACATTATGAAAAAAGTATGGGTAAATGGATCTTTTGATGTTTTGCATATTGGACATATAAAACTATTAAAATATGCTTTTTCATTAGGAAAAGTTTTTGTTGGTATAGATTCTGATAAAAGAATAAAACAACTAAAAGATAATAATAGACCTTTTAACTCAGAACAAGATAGACTTGATTTTCTTTCTAGTATTAAATATGTTAATAAAGTAAATATATTTGACTCAGATAAAGAATTAATTAATCTAATACAATTATATCAACCTAATTATATGGTTATAGGAAGTGATTATAAAGATAAACCCATCATAGGATCAGAATATATAGATAAAATAATATATTTTGATAGAATAAAAAATAAATCAACAACTGAAATTTTAAATTATGGAAAATAGAAAGTATCTACCAACATTAAGTGAATTAATAGACAGATTATCAATTATACAACTAAAAGAAGTATTTATCACAGATCATAAAACAGAATATGCTAATGAAATTGCTGATATAGTACATGATATACAATTACATTTAGATGAATGTAAAGAACCAATTACAGCTGAAACAATTCGAGCTATTATAGTTTTATCTCAAATGAATTTACATATTTGGCATAATGAATCAAATGTTAGAAGCGGAAAATCAGGACCAAATGCTTTAGCTTTAACACATGGATTAAATGGTATTCGTAACACAGCGAAAAATCAAATTCAAGAAGTAATGGGTGGTCGTAAAGATTATAAAATTGATTGTTTGGCGGCTGAATTTAAAGGCTGGGAAATTAGTTGGTGATATAAAAAATATAGTTATGAAAAAAATATGGTATGCTCCCAATAAATTTGAATCCTATGGGGGAGAAGAAATTAAAGCTGTAGAACAATGTCTTAGAGATGGTTGGTTAGCTGGTTTTGGTCCTCGTTCAATTGAATTTGAAGAAAAAATAGCTAAATTTTTTGGTAAAAAATATGGTGTCTTTGTTAATTCTGGTTCATCAGCTTGTTTGTTAGCTTTAGCTAGTTTACAACTTCCTAAAGGAACTAAAGTAATTACACCAGCTTGTACATTTTCTACTACATTAGCCCCTATAATCCAATTAGGACTTATTCCTATATTTGTAGATGTAGATTTAACCACATATTGTGCTAATGTGAAGGAAGTATTAGCCGCGATTGATGATGAGGTAAAAGTGCTTATGATACCTAATTTAATAGGTAATAAACCTAATTGGAAAGCAATCAAAGATGGTTTAGCAATTATAGGAAGAGAAGATATCATCTTAATTGAAGACTCAGCTGACACAATAACACACACCCCAGAAACGGATATAGCTACAACTAGTTTCTATGCTAGCCATGTTATTACAGCTGGTGGAGCTGGAGGTATGGTAATGTTTAATGATGAAAAATTAAGAAATGTATCATTACAATTTAGAGATTGGGGTAGGATAGGTGACAACTCTGAAGAAATGTCAGATAGATTTAATCATAATGTAGATGGTATTCCATATGATTATAAATTTTTATATGGTGTATTAGGTTATAATATGAAATCTTCTGAAATGAATGCTGCTTTTGGTTTAGTTCAACTTGAAAGATTTAAACAATTTGAACAAATTAGACGAGCTAACATTGAACGTTATATTGAAAATCTTCAAGGAGTAGGTGACATTATATTACCTGATGATAGTATTAAGCCTAATTGGTTAGCTATCCCACTCCAAACCGAAAAACGATATGAATTACTCCATTTCTTAGAAGAGAATAATATACAAACTAGAGTCACATTTGCTGGTAATGTTACACGACATCCTGTTTATAGAGAATATCTTCAAGAATTCCCCAACTCAGATACTATAATGAAAAATGGTTTTTTATTAGGAGCTCACCATGGCATGACTATTGAAGATGTTGATTATGTTTGTGACAAAATTAAAGAATTTTTTAGTAAATGATAAAAACTGTTTATGTAACAGGTTGCTTAGGGTTTATAGGATCTTATGTAACTAGAACTTGTTTAGAAAAGGGATGGTATGTTAAAGGTGTAGATAAAATGACCTATGCCTCTAACAAACATTTACTAAAAGAATTTAATAAGTATAAAAACTTTTCATTTGTTCATTGTGACATAAATGACTTAAAATTTTTATATGATTGTGATTATGTTATCAATACAGCAGCTGAAACTCATGTAGGTAATAGTATAGCTAATAGTGATGATTTTGTTCATTCTAATATTAATGGAGTTCATAATCTTTTAGAATTAATTAGAAATTATAGAGGTGAAAACTCAGGAAAACCTATATTTTTGCACTTCAGTACAGATGAAGTTTATGGAGACATTGAAAAAGGATCCCATACTGAAACTGATCTTCTTTATCCTAGTAACCCTTACTCAGCTACTAAAGCAGCAGCTGATCAATTAGTATTAGCTTGGGCTAGAACATATGATTTACCTTATATTATAGTTCGTCCTACTAATAATTATGGTATAGGTCAATATGTTGAAAAACTTATACCTAAAGCTTGTAAATATTTAGGTTTAGGTAAAAAAATCCCTTTACATAATACTGGTACGCCTATTAGAAATTGGCTACATGCCCAAGATACAGCGGATGCTATTATCACTATAATTGAATCTAGGGTAACTAATGAGATATACAATATAGCTGGGGGATTTGAACAATCTAATATTATAACAGCTAAAAAAGTTATTACAGAATATCTTGGAGATGTAGATTTTCTTAAGTACATTGATACAACTTTTAGTAGAAAAGGTCAAGATGTTAGATACGCTTTAGATGATTCTAAATTAAAAAAATTAGGATGGCAACCTAAAAAACAATTTGATCAAGAGTTAACTAATATAGTAGAACATTATAAAGATAAATTTATATGGTAAAACTAATTAATGGTAGAGGTCAGCTAGGAGAAAGATTACAACATCTAACCAATATTCAAATTATATCTGATATTTCTATTTATCATACTTGGCAAGTAACATACTTAGATAATTTAAATGTTGATAATAAGATAACACAACTTAATGAATATAATAAATTAGTTGAATTCTCAAATAAAAATCCTAACACTAAAATATTATTTATATCAACTAACTCCCAACGTAATAGTTGGTATACCTATTATAAAGAACAAGCTGAAGCTTATCTTTTAACTAATCATAATTCTTGTCTTATCTTAAAATTTCCAACATTTATAGGTAAAGGAATATTACCTAAATTAAAAGCTGAAGAAATTGAACCATATGGTATTATGGAATTGATTACTTTAGATAAGGTAGTAGAAACTATAAAAGAATTTATTTACCATGATGATTTAAAAAGAATATTTATTATTAAAGGTGAAAAAATAGAAGCAAAAACAGTACTAGAAATACTTAAGATATAATGGTTACAAAAATAACATACCATTTAATGCCTTGGGAAATTGACTATGCGTTAATGTCATTTACTCAATTTAAAAAATCAAAATATTATCTTCAAAAAGGTGATAGGGTTAAAATAGATTCTTTTCTTAATTTATCTAATTATTTAATTGATTGGGATAATAGCCAATTACCCAAAGAATTTTTTATTCAAAAATATAATGATTTAACTAATTTACTTTGTGACTATGAACACACTCCATTTATATATGAAGGAAATGAATTGTGGGGTATATTAGATAAACAAAGAATGGCTTATGACCCTGAGATAGATTATTATATTGAACTTTGCCCTGACATGTATTTTAGTGAAACTTTACTTGTTTCTTTAATTGAAGCTGCTAAAACAGTACCTAACAAATACTTTGCAATTACACCTCAGTTATATAAAATGTGGGATTGGACTTGGGATGTATTAGTAGCTGATAGACATATGAATATACCTTATGACCAATGGGATAAGGCTGATTTATTTGATATTAGATGGGACTTTAAAAATGCAAATATAGAAAGACAACTTAAATCATCCCCAGTAAGTAAATGGTGCAACTGGTTTGACTTATATAATAAAGCATTCTATGAAGAAATGATCCCAGTGCATGATGATTGGCATGGTTATGGACCTGGAGACACTTATGGAATGATTATTTCTGAATATGCTAAAAATAAAGGTGCTGATTTCCAACAGTATATTTTAGAGGGTGAACTTATATTTGAATATCCAATTGGACCTTTAAAACAACGTAATGTTAGTAGTGTTTATAGAGACATGATTGTAACTAAAACTATTCCTAATCAACGAACCACATTTGAAGTTAAATTTGATCAATATATTAATAAAGGTATTCAACAATTATTTGATAAAAAAATTATTCAATGAAAATATTTTCTAATTTTAGACCTGAGAATAGTTTAGTTTATGATGGGTTAAAAGCTTTAAATAAACCTATAACTTTTTTTTATGATTATATTCCTCAAAATTTAGAGCAACTTCAAATTAATCCTTATAATTTTATTATGCTTCATGAACCTGATGAATTTTTTGGAATGCACACTTGGGTTAAACAAAATGCTCATTTGTTTACAGGTATATTAACATGGAATAAAGAATTATTAAATATGCTTTCAAATGCTATATTGTTTCATCATATTGGAGAAGGAGGTTGTGGAATGGTTGAAAATAATTATATAGAGACATTTAATGAAGAACATCCAAATAAGTCATTTTACATCAGTTATTTAAGTGGGGCTAAATCATTAGTTCAAGGACATAAATTAAGACAAGAGATATATAAATTAGAAAATCAAATTAATATACCTAAAAAATGGTTTTATACATTAAATGACTTTAATAAAGAAGAATTTAAAAAAGGAGGTATTGGTCGTCCTGATAATCATTGGCTCTCTAAAAAAATATGTTATATTGATGTAATGTTTCATATTGGAGTAGAAAATGTTAAATATAATAATTGGTATACTGAAAAAATAACAGATGCTTTTGCTACTAAAACTCTTCCTATATATTGGGGATGTCCTAATCTAGAAGATTTAGGATATGATGAAAGAGGTATTATTAGGTTCAATTCTACTAAAGAATTAGTAGATATAGTTAACTCACTAACCCCAGAAATATATTATGAAAAATTACCATATATGGAGTATAATTGTGAAATAATTAAATATCATAGAATAAAAGATAAATTAGAAGAATTTTTTAAAGAAATTATAAAATTAAATAATATATGAAAAAAGTATTAATAACCGGAGGAGCTGGCTATTTAGGGTCAGTTCTAACAGAAGTATTATTAAATAAAAATTATCATGTGACTGTACTAGATAATTTAATTTATAAACAAACATCAATTGCCCCATTTGCATACCATCCAAACTTTAATTTTATTTTAGGTGATGTGACTAATGAACCAACTCTAAAGTCATTAGTTGAATCCCATGACATTATTATCCCACTAGCTGCTATTGTAGGCATGCCAGCTTGTAAAGCTCAACCTGAATTAACAATAAAAGTTAATTATGAACAAGTTAAAAATATTACTAAATGGATAACTAAAGAGCAAAAAATTATTATTCCTAATACAAATAGTCAATATGGTTCTTCAACTGAAATTATAACTGAAGATTCACCATTTAAACCACTTTCATTATACGCTGAGACAAAATGTAACGCTGAAAAAGCAGTGTTAGATTCTGGTAATGGTATTGTATTAAGATTAGCCACAGTATTTGGTATGTCCTACAGAATGAGAATGGATTTATTAGTTCAAGATTTTGTATACAAAGCAATAACTGATGGCTACTTAGTATTATTTGAATCTCATTTTGTTCGTAATTACATCCATGTTAGAGATATTGCCAACACATTTTTATTTATGATTGAAAATTATGATAAATGCAATAATAACGCGTTTAATGTTGGTTTAACTTCTGCTAATTGTACTAAATTAGAACTAGCTAACAAAATTAAACAATTTATTCCTGATCTAGTAATTGTAGAAAATAATTTTAAACAAGACTTTGATCAAAGAAATTATATAGTTTCTAATAAAAAATTGGAATCTCAAGGATGGTTTCCTACATTCACATTAGAAAATGGTATTCAAGAATTAATTCAAGGTTATCAATTAATCCAAAAATTTAAAAATAAAGATTTTACAAATTTATAATGAGAATATTAGTAATATATAATATTTGTGGGATTAAATTTGATAACTTAGAGATGTGGAAAAACCATCTTCAAGATATCTTAAACCAAGAATACCCAAACCTTATTGTCGCCGTCTCAGGATGTATTATATCTAATAGAAGTAAAGTTGAATTAGAAAAACTTAAAGAAAAATATAATAATATAATTTTTAATTGGATTGAAGATAAATTACCTGTTAATGTAACTTTTAATCATACAGCTCAAACATGTACCAAACAGTTAGGAGAATTTGATGGTTATCTTTATATTGCTTCAGATGTTAAATTTGGTGATGATGTTAAAATAATTAAAAAATTAACTTATTTACATCAAAATAGTAATAGTGTTATGACCTATGCTTTAGTAGATAATGATCATGGTTTAGATGGTTGGTATGCTGATGTTTGGGATGAACTAGATAAAATGTTAGAAACAGATCATTTCTGTATCAATATAGGAAGAACAGCTAACATGCATGTTATACTATTTGATAAAATAATTTACCAAACATTTAATAACAAAATAATCCCAGATATATTCGCTACTCATTATACCGAAACAACTTACAGTTATATAGCGGCGGCATTAAATAAAAAATATGTTGTACATAATAAAAATATTATGCTAGAACATATTGGATTTGCTGATGGTCATAGTGTAGGCTTTATAGATGAAATAAAATATAATGATGACATTGCTTGGAAACATTTATTTAAATCTAAAATACCAGCTGAAGAACGACTATTAAATGATGAAGCTAAAATGAGTGGGTTTGGATATGAAGAGCATAAAGGTTTATTAATCCATGATGAATCTATGTATGATGAAAATGAAAGCCATACTAACCCAGAAAAACTACTTGATTTTTTAAAGAAAGCCATTTATCTTTCAGATGAAGAATTTAACTATAAAACAATTAATTATAAATTAACAATATGATAGATATTTTATTTATATCACCAGGTAATGCTAATGGCATTTATCAAAATTTAGCTGATGATTATGCAGCAATTGAGCCACCAACCTGGGCCCTATTACTAGCTCAATCATGCAGATCAGTAGGTTATACTGTTGCTCTTATAGATGCCAACGCAGAACAATTAGATAAAGAGGAAATAGAAAAAAGAGTAAAAGAATTAAATCCACGTTTAATCTGTTTTGTAGTTTATGGGCAAAATGTAAACGCCGGTACTGTTAATATGGGAGGGGCCACTTACTTATCCAAACATTTGAAACAAGTGGGTATTATAACTCCAATAGCTTGCTTAGGTTCATATATTCAAGCTGTTCCTATTAAAACATTAAATGAAGAACCATCTATTGATTTTGGATTCACGAATGAAGGAGTATATGCTTTAAGAAATGTTTTAGCTGAACCTAATATAGATGTTAATAATTTAGGTCATATCAAAGGTTTAGTTTGGAGAGAAAATGGTGTCTCAAAAATTAACCCATCTGAAAAAGTAGTCCCTAATGATAAAATGGATCTTGATCTCCCGGGATATGCTTGGGATTTACTTCCAATAAAAGAAAAACCTCTTGATCTGTATCGAGCACCTATGTGGCATGCTGAATATGACCAAGAAAAACGTTCTCCTTACGCTGCTATTCAAACATCATTAGGGTGTCAATTTGGGTGTGATTTTTGTATGATCAATATTTTAAATCGAAATGATGAAGATGAGATAGGAGTTGCTGGGAATTATAGTTTAATGCGTCATTGGTCACCTGAATTTATTATTAAAGAATTTGATAAATTAGTTGAGATGGGAGTTTATACTATTAAAATTACTGATGAAATGTTTTTACTAAATCGTAAATACTATGTCCCATTATGTGAAATGCTTAAAGATAGAGGGTATGGTGGCAAGCTAAGAATGTGGGCTTATTCAAGAGTAGATACTGTACGTCGTCCTGATTTGCTTAAATTAGTTAGAGAAGCAGGCATTAAATGGTTAGCTTTAGGTATTGAAAGTGGTGATAAAACAGTTCGATTAGAAGTATCTAAAGGTCGATTTGAAGATGTTGATATTAATAAAGTAATTGATCAAGTACATGAAGCTGATATTGAAGTAATGGCAAATTATATTTTTGGCCTACCTGGAGATACTAAAGAAAGTATGCAAAAAACCTTGGATCTGTCAAAAGAACTTTGTACATTTGGATGGAATGCATATGCCACGATGGCCCTACCAGGCAGTAAATTATATAAAGAAGCCCTAATGAAAGGAACTCCATTACCAGATACATATGAAGGTTATTCATTTCATGGTTATGATACATTACCATTACCAACAGAAACATTAACTGCTGCTGAAATATTAGAATTTAGAGATAAAGCATTTGATGATTATCATTCTTATCCTAAATTTTTAAAAAAAGTAAAAGACAAATTTGGACAGGTAGCTATTGATAATATTAATGAAATGTTAAAAGTTAAATTAAAAAGAAAAATATTAGAAAATGAATAATCTTTTAACTAAAGAGCAACTGATTGCTTTTGAAGATGACATAGCAGATTGTTTTAATAATGCTATGATCAAAGCTCCTATCCATTTATATTATGGAAATGAAGAGCAAATGATTGATATATTTAAAAAAGTACAACCTGAGGATTGGGTATTTTGTACCTGGAGATCACATTATCAGTGTTTGCTTAAAGGTGTACCTCAAGAACAAATAAAAAAAGATATACTAGATGGTAAATCAATTACACTTTGTTACCCTGAATATAATATATATTCCTCAGCTATTGTAACAGGTAATATTCCTATCGCTACTGGTACATCGTTAGATATTAAACGTAAAGGTCAATCTAACCATGTTTGGTGCTTTGTAGGTGATATGACATCTGAAACAGGTACCTTTTTTGAAAATTGGAAATACGCTATCAATCATGATTTGCCTATTACTTATATAATTGAAGATAATAGTAAATCTGTTTGTACAATTACTAAAGAAGTATGGAATAATGATCTATATTTTAAAAATGAAACAAGAAAAATAATTTATTATCAATATGAAACCAAATATCCTCACGCTGGTGCAGGTAAACGAATCCAATTTTAATCATGAAATATTTTGATGAATTAAAACGTTCAATGGATTGGCTTAATGAAAAGCCAGACACATTCTTCTTAGGACAAGCAGTAACATATGCGGGTACAGCTATGACTAATACTGTTAAAGATGTAAATCCATCTAAAATGATAGAAATGCCTGTAAATGAGGATATGCAAATGGGAATGACATTAGGAATGGCCTTGAATAGTACTGTGCCTATTTCAATTTATCCACGTTGGAATTTTTTATTGTTAGCCGCTAATCAGATAGTTAACCATTTAGACAAAATTAAAATAATGTCAGGTGGTGGGTTTCAACCTAAAGTAATTATTAGAACATCAATAGGCTCACAACGTCCACTTCACCCACAACATCAACATATTGCTGATTTTACAGCTGGGTTTAAAGCAATGTGTGATACAGTTGATATTATTCGATTAGATGAACCACATCAAATCTTTGAATCCTTCCAATACGCTTATGAAAGAACAGATGGTCGTTCTACTATTTTAGTTGAATGGGGAGATTATTACGGAGAAAAATAAATAAAAAAGCAATATGAATAATTTTTATTTACCATTAATGAGTGATAATATTGATAGAGAAGATATTAATGCTCTTGTTGATTTTTTAAATCAAAATCCAATCCCAAAATTAACTAACGGACCTAAAGTAGTTGAATTTGAAAAAGCATGGGGTGAGTGGTTGGGGACCAAATACAATCTAATGCTCAATTCAGGAGCATCTGCTAACGAATTAACAATGTTGGCTTTAAATTATATCCATGGTGAAGGTGAAATTATAGTCCCACCATTAACTTGGATCTCAGATGTATCATCAGTATTATTTGCTGGTTTTAAACCTGTATTTGTAGATATTAATTTAAAAAACTTATCATTTGATATTGACAAATTAAAATTGGCAATTACACCTAATACTAAAGCAATATTCCTTACCCATGTACTTGGTATTAACGGATTGACAGAGGAATTAACCCAGTTATGTGAAGATAATAATATTTTACTTATTGAAGATGTTTGTGAGTCTCATGGTGTAACTTTTAAAGGACAAAAAGTAGGTTCAATTGGATTTGCTTCTAATTTTAGTTTTTATTTTGCACACCATATGTCAACAATTGAAGGAGGTATGATTTGTACAAATGATGAACATTTTTACCAAGTTTGTAGAGCATTACGTTCCCATGGCATGACTAGAGAAATAACTAATGAAGATTTTAAACACAAAATAATCCAAGAAAACCCAGATTTAAACCCAGACTTTATTTTCTTACATCCTGCTCATAATTTTAGAAGCACCGAACTGAATGCTATTATTGGGCTATCCCAAATTAAAAAATTAGATTCAAATAATATTCATAGAGTAAATAATTTTAAATATTTTATGGAACGTTTAGATTCAAATAAATACCACACAGATATTGAGTTAGAAGGACAATGTAACTATGCTTTTATTGTGATATTAAAAGAACCTTCATTTGAATTGAGAGATAAAGTAGAAAAAACACTCAACGAAAAGGGAATTGAATTTAGAAGAGGATTATCTGGAGGAGGAAACCAGTTAAGACAACCTTATTTTAAAAAGAATTATAATATTAATTATGATGATTTTAAAAATATAGATCATGTTCATCATTTTAGTTGGTATGTAGGCAATTATCCCACATTGGAAAAAGAAAAAATTGATACTTTAATTAATACTCTTAATAAGATATGAATCTAACTGATGTTAAAATTTTAGAGACAGACTCATTTAAAGATGAAAGAGGTGAACTTTGGACTATTTGGAATAAAAAAGAATTTAGTCCAAAATTAAATTTTAATCATGATAAAATAGCTGTATCTAAAAAACATGTTTTAAGAGGAATACATGGAGACTTTAAATCTTGGAAATTAATAACATGTCTATTAGGAGAAATATTCTTAGTAGTTGTGGATCCTAAAACATTAGAACATATTTCTTTAATATTAAATGACCAAAATAAATTATCAGTTCTAGCCCCCCCAGGATTAGGAAATGGTCATCTTGTTTTATCAGACAAAGCTGTTTTTTATTATAAATGGGCATATAAAGGAGATTATCCTGATGTAGATGATCAATTTAGTTTAAAATGGGATGATCCTAAATTAAATATAACTTGGCCTATAACATTTCCTATATTATCATTACGAGACCAAAACGCTAAATCATTATGAATTTTTTAGAACAAATAAAATATAATATTAAATCAATCCAAGATTTTCCCCAACCTGGTGTTGTATTTAAGGATATCCAACCTATATTAGAAAATCCTACTTTATTCCCCCATGCTATATTTAGTATGTCTAAATTAACCAAGACCCCAGATTATTATATTGGAATTGAATCTAGAGGTTTTATATTTGCAACAGCTTTAGCTAATTATCTTAAATGTGGTATTAAATTAATACGAAAAAAAAATAAACTTCCCCCTCCGGTTTCATCCATATCATACCAATTAGAATATGGAGAAGATACTTTAGAAATTCAACCTGGAACTGGAAATGTAGTAATTGTTGATGATGTTTATGCTACAGGAGGTACTATGAACGCTGCTGTAGAATTATGTCAAAAAGCAGGATATAATGTGGTTGGAAAATTAGTGTTCATTGATTTAGTAACATTACATGGTCCTATTGATGTTAAAAGTTTAATTCAATATGAATAATAAAGTATTTATAGTGGCTGTAGCTGATGAAGTAGATATTCAAGGAAAAATACTAGATATACCTGTTATATTTAGTGGAGTGGGTAAAATAAATGCTACTATAGCAGCGACAATGGCTTTTAATTTTGGTTATAAAGAAATTATTAATATTGGGTCTTGTGGTTCCCTTAATCATTCTGTTGGAGATATAATTAAAATAGGACAAACATTCCAGGATATAGATGCTACTCCTTTAGATAATTATGGTTCTACTCCTTTTGAGTCTAATAGTAAACAAATTGTTTTAGATATAAAATCTCCAACTACTTGTTTTACCACAGATTACTTTTTTGATAAAAGTCAATTACCAAAATACTCCTCTTATTATATAGACATGATAAAAAAATGTGATGTATTTGATATGGAATGTTTCGCTTTAGCTAAAGTATGTAAAAGGTTTAATCTAAAATTTAGTTCATATAAATGGATTTCTGATGAAGGAAATCATGATAATTGGAAAGAAAATTGTAAAATAGGATTTGAAAAAATAAAAGTTATACTTGATGAACAATTTAAAAAAGAAAGAGTTTCAACATTTTAATATATTGGTGATAGGAGATGATGGGGTTGATGAATTTCTATATGGAACTGTTACTAGACTAGCTCCTGAAGCTCCTGTTCCTGTTTTTAATCCTTTATCTAAAACTACAAATGCCGGAATGGCGGGGAATGTGGTAGCTAATTTAAAAGCTTTAGGAGTTAATGTATATTTTATAAACAATCTTCCTCCTACCCCTACCAAAACCCGATATGTTGATGATAGATCAGGCCAAATACTACTCCGAGTTGATATAAATGATCAAATTAAGAGAATAGACCCTTTAATTTTAAAAGAAATAACTAATAATTATTATAATGGTGTAAATATAGATGCCATTATAATTAGTGATTATAATAAAGGATTTTTAGAAGAAGATGATATAAAATTTATTTGTGAAAATAATTTAAATATTTTTATAGATACTAAAAAAGTTTTAGGGAAATGGTGTTCACAAGCATCCTTTATCAAAATAAACCATGTTGAATATCAACATAGTGACTATACTATACACGAATTAGATATTGAAGATAAATTAATTATTACTTTATCAAATAAAGGATGCCAGCATAAAAATAAAATATACCCAGTTAAAAAAGTCTCTATTAAAGATGTATCAGGAGCAGGAGATACTTTCCTTTCAGGATTAGTTGTGGAATATATTTTAACTAAAGATATAGAGAAGGCTATTATTTTTGCTCAACAATGTGCTACAACTGTAGTTCAAAAATTAGGGGTATCAACAATATAAATAATATGAAAAAATCATTTGAAATAATTGAAACTCAATTTGGAAATTTTTTAGTTAATGAATATGACTTAATTGGAAAATTTATAAAAGATCACCGTTTTTGGGAGTATCATTTATATGAATTTTATTCACAAGTATTAACACCTGAGAGTCATTGCATTGACGCTGGAGCTAATATAGGATTTCACACCATCCAATTTGGTAAATTATCTAAAAAAGTATATGCTTTTGAACCTCAATCTTTGGTTTATAATCAATTATGCGCCAATATTTTATTTAATGATTTAAATAACACTATAATCCCATATAGATTAGCTTTAGGAGATAAATTTGATAAACAACAACTTTGGAATATTGAACATGAAGATTGGGTGGGTAATGAAATTTATAACTGGGGAGGAAGAGGAATCATTCAAGATAATTATGGGGGAGAAAGGGCTACAAATAATAAGTTTAGAGAACATGATATTATAGAGATTATTCCTTTAGACTCACTTCAAATTACTCAATGTGATTTAATCAAAATAGATGTTCAAGGATATGAGTATTTAACTTTTCTAGGAGCTCAAAATATTCTTCAAACTTATAAACCCATTATTCTCTTAGAAAATCCCATCAGTAATGATGAATGTGATACTCAGTCTAAAAATTTTCTTAAAGCTATGAATTATGAAATTTATAGATTTGGAACAGGAAACTGTGAGGATTGTATTGTGATTCATCCTGAAAATAATAATTATGCCAAAACCTTAGAAATTATTAAATCAATCTCAGAAAAATATAACATTAAAATAAACTAATGAAAACAGCTGTAATTCTTTTTGGAAGAAATGATGGATATAAAGAAAAAGAAAGGTTTATAATTCATATTACAACTATGTTAGAAACTTTTGATGAGGTTATTTATATTGATTGGAATTCTTCTAAACAAAGCTTTCTTTATGAAGTCATAGATAGTATACCAAAAACAGGTAGACTTAAACATTATGTTATATCTCCTAAGTATGTTCAAATGTTAACCCAACATGATCATACAGCTCAAGAATGTAGTACTGTTTTAGCTTTTAATATAGGACTAAGAAGAACAGAGGCGGATTGGATAGCAATTTCTACTACAGATATTATTCCTCCTTTTAAACATGAATTAAATTCTTTTATATCTAAATTAGATCCTAATAGTTTCTATACTTTAAGTAGAAGAGATGTTCAATACCAAGACATTATAGATAATTTAAATTATTTGACAGAGTATAGAGAATTTTTAGGAAAATCGACCCAACCTCGATTTTTCCCAACTAAAGTAACACCTAATGATGAATGGAGTATATTTAATTGTTGTGGGGATTTCCAATTAGCTCATAAAAATGTATGGCATACTATAAAAGGATATGAAGAAGGAATGTTAGCTGCTTGCTTTTCAGACACTAATATTCAGAAAAAGGCTACTTTATATGGCTTCAATTTAACACCAATATATGATATTCCTTTATACCATATGTCTCATGAAGGAATGGGAAATGATGGTACTAATCCTACTAAACAATATTATAATGATCCCTGGGAATGGGTTGAATATTTTACAGAATCTCAAAATGATGAAAGCTGGGGGTTAGCTAATACTGAAATAGAGTATGAAGTTTTTTAATATTTATATTCAACACTAACTCTTAAATCAATTATTATGGAAAAGAAAGAGATACTATCATTAGAGATTTTATATGAGTACAAAGAAGAGTTAGATACATTACTTGAAGATGAAGATTTTCATCAACTTATATTAGATGAAGCTTTCAAAGTAATATCTGAGGCTGTCAAAAATGAATCAGGTGAAGCTAAAATAGCTTACATCTCAAACTTAGGTAGTTCTGTCTTAGTACATAAAAATAATTTTAAAGAAGTTTTAGATACTGTCCTTAAATTTTATGAAAAAAAAGAGGACTATGATAAATGTTCTGAAATTTTATTAATAAAAAATAGTTTAATATGAAGAAGTACCATTTAGTACTTAAAGATGGAGAAATAATTAATACAATACCAGCTGATGATCTAACCTCAGCCATATCAATTTTTTCTACCAAAAAACAATTATACCCCGAACAATTATTAGAAATATATAATGTTATTGAATCAGAAGAGGGAAATACAGGAAATGCTTGAAAAAATCTTAGGGGCTCCTTTGGACCTTAAGTTTTTACCTAATCCTGATGAGGAAAAATTAAAAATAGATTTCCATAGAATTATAAGTAATCTTGAGTTTGTCTGGAAAAGACAACTTGAATTAGAAAAATATGAAGTTGATTTATCAACTTATGATGATAAGTTCTTTAGAATAATTGAAGACATAATTCATTTCTGCTTTGATGCTGAAGCGGCTGAGGCAATATTATTTTATATTTACGCCCGTACAACTGAAGATGGTCAAATTCAATTATTCACTGACCCCCAAGGAAAACATCATAAGTTTGAAAACATAGATGATTTATGGGAATATATGCTTGTTGTGGCTGAAAAATTAATGGATGAAGAAGAATGAAATGTATAGCATGTAATGAGGAAATAAATCCTCTCCGTTTAAAAATCCTCCCAGGAACTAAAACCTGTGTTGATTGTTCCAATGTTGGAGCTAAAAGAGGAGTTGTAATAACAAGTGGTGAAGGTGAAGATACTTTTAATGACCTAGTTATTTTAGAAGAGGATCAATATAAAAAATATCTTCAACAAACAGGTCAAACTGATGAATATCTTGATTTAGAAGAGGAAGGAGATGCCGAAGGCGAGACCACTGTCTAAAGATATGGTTTTAGCCGCTATGGCTAAAACAAAGTCTAATAAGGCTGCTGCTCGTTACTTAGGTGTTTCTTACATTCACTATAAAAGATGGGCTAAGTTCTATATGGATGAAAATACCGGGCAGAGTCTGTTTGAATCTCATCTTAATCAGGCGGGTGTAGGCATACCTAAGTTCTCAACTTTTGGCAAAAAATCACCGGGTATCTTGGAGGTAATTGAAGGAAGAGTAGACGCCTCACACTTCACACCTGATAAAATAAAAAACAAATTAATCCATGATGGATTAATAGAGGATAAATGTTGCCATTGTGGTTTTAATGAAAGAAGGGTACTTGATTATAAAGTACCCTTACTTATGCATTTCAAAGATGATAACAAAAAGAATTATAAATTAGATAATATAGAACTTCTTTGTTACAATTGTTACTTTTTAACAATTGGTGATATATTTACCAATAAACAGATACAACAAATAGAAGATTTCAAACCAGTAAATGAAGGTAAAGTAGATTGGGAGATTGATGAATATCATCTTCAACGTTTAAAAGAATTAGGCTTAGAAGATGATGAAGAAGAGTTTAATTATATTTCTAGAATATGAAAAAATCTAAAAAACACCAAGCATTAATTGAAGACTATGACAATCAAAAAGCTAAACATTTAGAAAAATTAGCTTCAAAAATGTTGGACCAAGATGAGAAAAACCAAAAATTAAAAACCAAACCAACCTCAGGAAGGTTCTTAGATCTTTTTTAAAAGAAGAAATTTGGCTTTTAGGGTAAAATATATTATATTTAAATAAAAATTATATGCCGACATATTTTAAAGTAAAGAGATATGACGATTTCCTAACAATGGCCCGCTATAAAGACATTAGCATAGCTAAAGCTATTGTAGATGCTATTTTAACTAATCTTGAAACTAAGAAAAGACACATTCATGTTTTTGAGATTGAAGTTGAGGAAGAAGAATCGGTTTATGATTTAACTATTGATAGAAATAATTTTATTGATGCCCTAGAAAAAAACTTAACTCACTATGAGAAAGAAGAACTTTATGAGGAATGTGCTAAAATAATTGATGCGATTAAATTCCTTAAAAACAAAGTAAATGGCTAAACAAACAAGCGCTTACACATACGCGCCAGGTGATTCAAAGGTCTCAAGACCAAATGTTCACGCTAAAACAAAAACTAGTAGAAATAAAAAATCAAAAAATTACCGTAAAATTTATAAAGGACAAGGACGATGAGTAAAAACAGTGTCATGGCCAATGTTATGGCCTCTCAAGAGTGGGCTGAATGGATGGACCGTCAACATCCTGAGCGGGTTGCCCGCCGGCGTCAAAAATCTAAGGCTCCATCTTATGTAGATTATCTTGAGGATGATGACTTAGATTATGGCTTCTAAGAAAGTTAATAGTCTATTTTCAGTTAGTGAGATTATGGAGACCACTCCTGATGAGGAGTTGGTCTTCATAATTTCATCAAACCCTTCTATTTTAGAAAGTTTGTGTATGTTTTGGTCTCTTGAGCTTCAGCTTAGAAAAGAGAGAAAGCCTATCTCGAATTTTAATAACTAAAAATATTTTCTTATATTTAAGGTATAAGAAAAAAAGAAATGCCTATATTCAGAATTTGGACAGATGGAAAATATGAAGAAGTGGTTCAAGAGTCTAGTCAATATCATTTTGTCATGGATGGAAGTAGGTTTCATGCTTCCCAGCGGATCCTTTACTACCACCGCCACACATATCCTCCAGCGCTATACACCAACCAAGAAGGTAAAAAATTTATAGTACCAACTTGGGTTGAGGTTCACCCCGCTACCCAATTATGTGACATTAGGTGGGAGCCACCAGTTAAAAAAGAAGTCAAAAAAGAAGTTAAAACATTTGTTTCTTCAAGTGATGCTTCAATCAAATACCAAACATCAAAAACTACCTTACCAACTGGTGAAGTAAAATATTCTTGTAACTGCCCAGGTAAATGGAGGGCAAAGGATGGTCAATGTAAGCATATTAAGGCTTTAAAGGGTGCCTAGAATTTTGTTACTGTAAAAAAAATCCTTATATTTAGCTCATAAATTTAAAAAATAAAAGTTATGAAGGTTCAAATCAAGAAAATGTCAAATTTCAAGTTTGACTCAAAGTTGTTTACACCTATGAAGACTGGGACTAGGATTGACACTTTCTTTAGTTCTGATGGTGGAGTTATGCCTGGTACTAACTTTGTCATCACTGGCGATCCAGGTGTAGGTAAAACAACTGTGTTGTTGGACGTTTTAGCTGACTTACAAAAGAAAGGAAAAAAGGTATTGTTTGTTAGTGGTGAAATGAATGCCATTGATATGGTTGGCTACTGCAAACGCTACCCTAAATTTGCCAATGTTGATATTTTATTCCTTGGTGAATACGCTGATTCAGATCCTATGGTTGTACTTTCAGCTGTTTTGAATGAAGGATTTGATTGTGTTTTGATTGATAGCTTGGCTGAGGTAGCTAATTCTATTGTAGACTTTGAAGGAAAAGGTACTTACAAATCAGCTACTAGCAAAGTATTGACCTTGATGGAAGATCATAACTTGGGTAAAAATAAAACTGAAACTAATACTGCGTTTTTGATTATTCAACAAGTCACTAAGTCAGGAGCATTTGCTGGTAGTAATCGAATCAAACACATGACTACTGGAATGGCTCATATGAAGTTTCAAGATAGTGAACGTTACCTTGTATTTAGTAAGAATCGTCGAGGTGGTAACATGAATAAATTGTTCTTTAGTTTGAGTACTAAAAATCAAGTCAACTGGACTTATGAAGCACCTAATAATGAATAATATGTATGAGCATGAAAATGCTCTGGCCCTTAATAGTTAGCTTATTTATAGTTGCTTGCAATAAACCACCTGATGAGGTTGTTGTAGATGATAAGTTAAGTCTTATACAAGAGTATGAACCGAGTATAACTGAGGAAATTTATATTAAAACTAAGGGTAGTAAATTAGGTTCCACTAAGGGACCTAATTTTCTCTTTATTATACCTGATACTTCATACACATCAGCTGATTTATTAGATTTTTTAGCTGTTTATGGTACTGTTGTACCTGATGTCGCTCCTGACTTTATGAACTATTATCAAGATATAGGCTCAGGTCATGTTGGAGCTAAATTAGATAACTTAACAACTCCTGAAGATACTACAAGGATTTATGAGTGGTATTCTAATGGTGATTTAATTTATGTAGGTTATAATCTACCATTAGTTGAGGTCTCATCTCAACTTGAATGTGAAGGATTAATGATGATTAAACTTAAAGTCATTGATCCTGCTACTGAAGCTGAATATGAAAAAGAACAATGGTCATATATTGAATATCTTTTTATCCCTGACTCATTAGCTTGTGAATGTCAAGACTGTCCTAATTATTGGGACGTTTTCCCTATTCCAACTACTCCTTCTCCCTATCAATATCAAACTAAATATGCTAAATGGGACTTGGACCAAAATAATTTAATCAATATAAATGATTTATTAATATTATTATCTTATTACAGTGAATAAATTCCGGCATATTTATAACTGAATCACAATTTATTATGAAAAAATTAGCTTTATTATTAAGTTTTCTCTCCTTAGTGATCCTCCTACCAGCTCAAGAACCTATGAGTTGTGCCATTCTAGGTGATACTACCAATGTGTTACCTATGGGATTCCTAAAAAACAGAAACAAAAACCGTAGTAACACCCCTAAAGAAATCCCCATAGTAGTCCATATAGTTTACACAGATGCTATAGCTAACACCTATATCCCAGAAGAAGTTATACAACCTGCTATAGATCAATTAAATGTTGACTTTGCAGGAACAGGTCTTTCTTTTTATTTAGTAGCTTATGACTATACTGATTTATCTACCTACTCATGGCATAATGCTTATGTGAGTGGACAAGTCCACTTTCCTAGTTATCAAACTCAAGCAACAGAATTAGCAAATGATATATCTTGGGATATAGCTGAATATTGTAATGTTTATGTTATACCTAAAATGTATGATACAATATTGGGATATGCTTATGTTGGTTATGGTCCTGATAATGCTGATGATGGTGTTTGGGTATTAAGTAGATCATTTGGGGTTGGAGACTGGCCCCATTTAACTCCATCATTAAATGAAAATGAAACATTAACTCATGAGATAGGCCACTATTGTGGTTTATTCCATACATTCCATGGTTACCCTCAATTCTGCGGTACACAAGACCCAGATATACCTTGTGAATATGAAGGAGATTACGTTTGTGACACACCCCCAACTAAAGCAAGTTCTGGGTGCCCTGGAGTACTTGGTTACCATTGCCCCACAACAATATATGATGGGGCTTATTTTAACGCCCGTAACCATATGGATTATGGCACCCAAGTCTGTAGAGACGAATTTACACAGGGTCAAATAGATAGAATGCACGCTATGCTTGAATATCAAAGATATGAATTGTTTAGTGATGATACTGCTACACCTTTCTGCCCCGGAGACTTTAATGGAGATGGTAATATAGGAACAGCTGATTTATTAGTTATACTATCTAATTATGGTTGTATAGGTTGTGGTCCATCACAAGGTGATGCTACTTTAGACTATAGAGTTACTGTTAATGATTTAAATTGGGTATTAGCTAATTGGGGTGAAATTTGTGGAGATGGAATAGGAATGTTAGAAGGAGATAATGTTAGTTTACCACAACCACCTTCAAAACCAAAACAAACTATTCCTTATAAGACATTAGCTGCTATATTAGTTCAAGAACCAAGACCTATTTTAGAAGTAAATTATTATGATATTGTAGGTAGAAAGGTAAACATAGTTGAAGTAGCAAGTAAACATGGGATATATGTTGTTGAAATAATACTTGAAGATGGAAATAGGATAGTTTTAAAAACAATCTTATAAAGCAGCTTTGCCCCACACCCATCCCTTCTTATATTTATATACAAATATATTAAAAAATGAAAATGTTTTCTCAAGTGAGCGTCCCAAATCCACAATCGGGAGCCGAGTATGTAGTAACAGCTCAAATTAGCAGCTTGTTTAATGATGAACGTGAGGGTCCATTTTATTTTGTCCAAGAAACAGGTAAAGGTGGAGCCCAACGAATCCAAAAAGTAGACTTTAGGAAGGGTAAATACTACCATCACAGTTTGATTAAACCCCTAAATTAAGAGGGTTGGTCCTTATAAAAAATTTTCTTATATTTAGGTAATAAGAAAAAAGGATAAATGATCAAAACAAACCAACCTCAAATTGGCTTGAAAGAACTATTCAAGCTAGCTAAACAAAATCTAAAACAAGGTAATCTTGATGAAGCTCGAGACTTGATTGATTTTGGCATATTGAGAATCGCTCAGTTTAAAGAACTTGATAATTTGAAAGATGATGATTCAATTGAAGGTGTTAAAGTTGATTTGTGGTTGACTCGGTTTTGGGTGTTTTTGGAAAATAATGAACTAATCTTGGAATAATAAAAGTCATGAATAAAGAAATTTCAGCCCACATCAAAGAGATGGAAGCATTGCTTAAGGCTATTCTTTCAAATGAGAATACCGATTACGATGCTTATGATAATGCTACTTTGGCTTACTATGAACTTAAAGGATTGAAAGATGCCCTCCAAAAAGAAAGTCAAAGTGTTTGACCAATATTCAGATGCGTTTATATATTGTGTAAATAACGAGATTAAAAAATATAAAATTTGTAAGTACCACACTCGACCCAATACTATGAGAGACTGGGTGGTTATGAAAAACGGACAGGTTTTGAAAGTGTAATGGGAGAGAAAAAAGGACTTACAGTAAAGTTAATTTACCCATTCCCGGTCCAAAAGTGTTTGGAAATAGAGTTGAATGGGGTGTGGTACAGAGTTACAGCAGGTGAGTTTAGGAGTTATAATGGTAGACGTCGAATTACAATAGATTATGATGAAAATAGAAACCCAATTTATGAAGAATATTTCGGACCCGTTTATAAGGAAAGGACAAACACCGTCATTAGTAAATGACTATAAGGATGAGCTTGGTGACTCATATGAGGACTATATTGATGAGTTACCTAGATATAAGGATAATGGTAAAACAGTAGAGGACTAATGATGAGTTTTATAGTTAAAGTTATTTTTATAATTGGTTTACTAATAGGGGGGGAGTTTGTTATAAAGAACCTATATGGTATTTGGAAGGAAAAATATGAAAGAAAAAAACAACGATATAAAGATTTTTGATTATGAATTTAAGTAAGAACCTAACACTAAGTGAAGTTACCAAGTCTAGAACAGCTATTAATCTTGGTATTAAGAATGAGCCCAATGCTGAGCAGCTTGAGAACTTGAAGACTATAGCTAATGAGGTGTTTCAAAAGATTAGGGATCATTTTGATGTGCCCATTAAAATATCAAGTGGGTTTAGGTCTGAGGCATTGAATAAAAAAGTTGGAGGAAGTAAAACTTCTGACCATTGTAAAGGATGTGCTTTGGATATTGATATGGATGGGTCTACTTTTGCCTCCTATGTAGCTAATTGGGAAATCTTTAATTACATTAGAAAGAATCTCCAATTCAGACAATTGATTTGGGAATTTGGAGATGCTAATAACCCAGACTGGGTACATGTTTCTTATGTTAAGGGAGATAATAAAAAGGAGGTTTTGAGGGCTATTAAAAAGGGTAAGAAAACAGTTTATGTGCCTTATAAAGATTAAAAAGACTTTTTTAAGAGGCTTGTTTTTAGGATAAAAAGATCATATATTTAGGGTATAAGGTTTAAGAGGTAAAAGGCATAAAAGAAAAAAGTTTTTTAGGGAGTTTGGTTTTAAAATAAAAAGATCGTATATTTAGTTTATAAGATTTGAGAGATGAAATGGCCGGATGGTGAAATTGGTATACACGACAGACTTAAAATCTGTTGAACCGAAGGGTTCGTGCGGGTTCGACCCCCGCTCCGGCTACCAAGCAGTTCTTTGACATATTGGCATAAGTAATGAATATGCGCTCATAGCTCAGTTGGATAGAGCAACAGCCTTCTAAGCTGTCGGTCGATGGTTCAAGTCCATCTGAGCGTACTAAAAAATTATTATTAAATAAAAAAATGAATCCAAACATTGAACGAGTTGAAAATTATTTGAGGGAAAAAGGAATTAAAGTTAGAAGCTCCTGTTATCCCGATGATTGGCAAGGCCCAGCTGAATATAATGTTTATTTTGAGCAACGTCGTGCTGAGTTGCTTGAGAGACAAGGTTGGGTTAGGAAAAGTTTTTAATTAGTTTATTTATCGCGTTCTGCACCTCTACGAATTATCAGGTGCGATTAACTGGGGGCGTAGCTCAGTTGGTTAGAGCAGGATGCTTATATCATCAAGGTCACAGGTTCAAGTCCTGTCGCCCCTACTGGGGGTTTGTTCGTTTAAAGCCAATTAAGGTATTCGAAAGAAAATCAGTGGTGTCCCAGAAAACGATCTAAAAACATAATGAAGAATCAGATGAAGTTAAATACTTTGGTCGTAGGTAGCGCCGCCCATAGCCAGCCTTAAACGTGTTGGGTATCTGATCCTTTTATGACCTCTTAACTCAGCTGGCTAGAGTATCACACTTTTAATGTGAGAGTCGCGGGTTCGAATCCCGCAGGGGTCACATTTAAGGTCGGATGTCCGAGTGGTTAGGTGAATCTTTGCAAACGATTTAACACTGGTTCAAATCCAGTTCCGACCTCTACTTCCCCATAGTATAATGGTAATACAACGGGTTTTGGTCCCGTAGTTTTAGGTTCGAGTCCTGATGGGGAAACTAATTGCAGTAGTAGCTCAACGGTAGAGTTCCAGTCTTCCAAACTGGTTGTTGTGGGTTCGAGTCCCACCTACTGCTCACACGCGTCAGTAGTTCAATTGGTAGAGCGTTGGTCTCCAAAACCAAATGTTGCAGGTTCGAGTCCTGCCTGACGTGCTAATGCTTCTGTAGCTCAACTGGTAGAGCAACTGATTTGTACTCAGTAGGTTGCGGGTTCGATTCCTGTCGGAAGCTCAAAATAGTCAGGTGGCGTAAGCGAAAATGAATATCGCTGAAAAGGTAACGCCCCATAATTTTATATGGGAGATACAAGTTCAAATCTTGTCCTGACTACTAAAAATTAAATGGGGGTATCGCATAGTGGCAATTGCTGCTGACTGTAAATCAGCTCCTTATAGGTTCGGAGGTTCGAGTCCTTCTACCTCCACGCCGCTGAAGACTGTGTTAAAAGAAAAGGGCGGAGAAATTTGTTTCTCGCGCCCTTTTTCTTTATATTTAGGTAAATAAGAAAAAATGAAAACAGTCTTTATAGGTGATATCCATGGGCGTGATGTTTGGAAAAATATCATTGAAGTTGAGAAGCCTAACCGAGTCATCTTCATAGGTGATTATTTTGACAGTTTTGATATTAGCCCAGCTGAACAACAATATAATTTTAAAGAAATTATTGAGTTTAAAGAAAAGGGTGAGTATGAAGTTATTATGTTAGTTGGTAACCATGACTTCCATTACTACCCAGGTGGTGAACAATATTCAGGTTATCAACGCGGAGCGGCTCCAGCAAATAGACAATTGTTAGAGGAAAATAAACACCATCTACAAATGTGTTATTTGATGGATAATATTTTATGTTCACATGCTGGTATTGGTTATGATTGGTTAGTAATTCAAAATGGGTATGGTGATGAACCAATTGATGAATTTGTAAATCATATCTGGCAATATAGACCTAATTCATTTATGTTCTTTGGTCTTGATCCAACAGGTGATAGTCAAACTCAAACACCAATTTGGATTCGCCCATTGAGTTTATTGAGAGGAAATCGTAACACATTCCTTAAGGAAAAATACATTCAAATTGTAGGCCACACTCAAGTAAATATGATTGATATTAAAGGTAAAGCAACTGGTGGTAATTATTATTTTATTGATGCTTTAGGTATTGGTGAATATTTGATTTATGAAGATGGTGAGTTTAAATTAGGAAAATTTAATATTGAAATTAAAGAAAATGATTACTGAGTTTTTAGATAACCAAACTCGACTGAGTTATGACTATAGAGTAATAGCTCATGAGTATATTAAGGGATATGTATTCTCAATCCATACTGTGTATTATGATGAAGATCATAATCCAATTTCATACTCAGTAAACCCAGTCTGGGTTGAGAGAGAGGATATGGAAGAAATTCATACTCTATTAGATAGAATGCGTGACGCAACTCTTAAACCTATATTATCAGCTGATAATTTTCCAAACGAATTTGATATTGAAGAATAATGAAACAAAGAACAGCAATGCAAACCTTGATTCATGAGATAAGCAAATCCCCAATCTCAAATCTGTCTATTTTAAATCTGATTGAGAACTTGCGACTGCTTGAGGTGGAGAAGGAGCAGATTGAACAGGCATTTAATGGAGGAAGAGAAGAAAGAGACTACAAAAGCAGTCTTTGGGATTGTAAAAGTGGATTAGATTACTATAACGAAACCTATAACACTGGAGAATAATGAACCAAATAAAACTATCTCACGAAGAAAATATCACCTCAGGATTAAACGGATTAAAAAAAGAGAGAGACTTCTATCGAGATAGGACCCAAACCTTACAAGCCCGTCTTGATCTACTTATTGCTTGGTATGAGAGTAATCCACAAATCTCTGACACGTGGATTAATCAATGCATTCAAGATTGGAAAAATAATCAAGTATATAATATTCAAGAATCACTTCTTTCAACTGATTATGTAGTAGAAGGAATTAAAACAAAGAACAGCAATGCAAAAGTTAAATGAATTGAACCGTAGAAACCTTAGTGGAGTGTACATCTTGCACAAGTTTGAAGATGAAGAGAAAAAACAACCCACTTGCTTTGAGGATTGCCCTGTCGCAGTACAAGATAAATGGTTAGAATCTCTTGAACTTGATGCAGTTCGAAATCTTGCAAAGATTTTAGGAGGTGCATTAAGGGAGATCGGGGACCAATTTGATCTTGTTAATGACTAAGATTTACTGCAACAAAACTTTTAACATAGAAGAGAAATGACAGTTTATGTTGTAACAGCTCATAACTTATATCAAGGAAATCAACACTCCTATGTTGTTGGGGTATATGATAATTTTGATGATGCTGAAAAAGCATCTAATATTGAAGAAATGAATAGAGGAGGAAAGTATGAGTGTAGAATCGTTGATTGTACACTCAATACTATGCCTGAAGATTTAATATGAATAATTTAGATAAACAATACCAAAACCTCCTTCAAGATATTATTAATAATGGAGTAGAGAAAAAAGATCGTACAGGAACAGGAACTATTTCAGTTTTCAGTAGACAAATCCGTCATAAGATGAGTGATGGATTTCCACTTCTCACAACTAAGAAGATGGCATTCAAAACTATGGTAACTGAGTTGTTATGGTTTTTGAGAGGTGATACTAATATCAAATATCTTGTTGATAATGATTGTCATATTTGGGATGGTGATGCGTATAAGAACTACAAAACTTATATGAATAATAATATGACAGAAACGAGGTGGTCTAAGGTTGAGATATTGGAGAATGGTGGTTCTATCGGGAGACACTATACACAAGAAGAATTTATCAATAAAATCAAAACTGATGATGAGTTTGCTAAAAAGTGGGGTGAGTTAGGTCCAATATACGGACAAATGTGGAGAGATTGGGATGAGGATACAGGAGAGAAAATAGACCAAATACAAAACCTAATTAACGACCTTAAAACAAATCCTGACTCAAGACGATTGATGGTTAATGCTTGGAATTGTACATACATTCCACACATGGTACTTCCACCTTGTCATTTTTCATTTCAATGTTATTCACATGAAAAAGAAGGTAAACGTTATTTAAGTTTAGCTTGGAATCAACGTTCAGTAGATACGTTCCTCGGTTTACCATTCAATATTGCTTCTTACGGACTATTACTTGAAATCATTGCTAAGGAAGTAAATATGGTACCTGATGAGTTGATTGGTAATTTAGGCGATGTTCACTTGTATTCTAACCATATTGAACAAGCTAAAGAACAAATTGGTAGAGAACCATTTCAACTACCTAAATTAACCTTAGAACATAGTAGTTTAGATCCTGTTGAGTTAGTTTATAAGTTGGAAGATTATCAATCACACCCAACAATTAAAGCACCTTTATCTAACTAAAAAATTTACTTAGAATTTTGTTACATGAAATAGGATTTATATATTTAGGTTATAAGATTTAAATGTTATGAATGAACAACTATTAGAAGAATTAGGATTTATCAAAGAAGATGGTTTTGACACTAGCGATGATGACACTCCTGATTTCTATTATTATGTTTTAGATATTGGGGGTGTTTGTCTCATCACTAATGATAGTGATGATGCTGAGAAAAATGGTTGGTATGTTGAACTGTTTGAAGGAGACATCCGATTTACCGACATTGAACAACTCCAGGAACTAATTACTCTTTTAAAGAAAAATCTTAGAAATTTGGATAACTAAGAGAATTTTCTTATATTTAATTTATTAAATAAAAGGTTATGAGTGGTAGTAAAACAAGCTGGTTCACCAAATTTCTTGTAGTAAGTTTTGTTCTATTAGGTATAGGCTTTATTATCAAATGGTTCTTTAAATTTATATTTTCTATTCCCATTCATATTTGGTTTTGGATTATTTTATTGTTTCTAATTATTCGTTATTCTAATTAATGCTTATTACGGGGTGTAGCTCAGTTGGTAGAGCGCTCGGTTTGGGACCGAGAGGCCGCAGGTTCGAGTCCTGCTACCCCGACTAATTAAAAAAATATATGATTAAATTATTCCAATTTAGGGACACAATTAACGGAACTAATTTTATTCTCCGTTATTTACTAGGTTTAGTAGTTATTACGGTTAATGCTGGTGGCTTAGGGTATAATATGGCTGCTGAAAGGTATTCTTTAGTGATACTATTTGCTATTTTAATGTCAAGTGGTATTGTTATTAATTTCACTACATTTTATAAACGAATTAAGGCTGTTTACCCAAACCATGTAACAGAATCAATGATTTCATTGGTGGGTTTTAATCTCACTCAATTGTTGGTTGAAGATGAATTGATTAAAAATAGTGTTGGGTTGTTGTATTTCATTTATATGTTAATTTTAATTTTCTCTAATTCTGATATTAAGGAACATAGAGGTTAAGGGTTTTTAGACTTTACTATATTTATAATATAGTACTGTCCAGTGGACATGGTGGTATGTTATGTTTAATAAGTAAACAAAAATAAATAATTATGAGTAATTCCAAATTAGTAGATGTTTCTAAAACATCAGTCCAAAACTTTCTCTCGTTCATGAGGAAAGTTGTAAATTATGTTTTTCTTCTCCTAGTTCTGGCTGCAGGTTTCTTTGTAGGCAAAACTTATGTTGAACTTAAACCCGAAGAAAGGGATCCATTGTCTGTCCAAAGTGTAGATAAAGTATCCATTGCAGTTGATGAAAGTAATCAAATTTTGATTATTAATAGGGAAACAGGTGAGTACCAAATCTTCTCAGATTCAGTTGGTATCACTATCTTTAAGATGTACGCTAACAGGATTTATAGCACTCAACCTTAACGCCCATGACTAAGATTAAATTCATAACTGTGGCTATTATTGTCCTAACTTTTGGACTAAGTATGACCCTCAATGCTCCTAATAGTGAAGCTAATTTAGGTAGTTTACCTACTATCAATGAAGATGATCCACCATGTCTTCAGATGTATTATTACATTGAAAAATATTCTGAAGAGTATAAAATACCCCGGAAATATGCATATGGAGTTGCTTATGCTGAGACCCGGTATCGTGGACCATTTGATTGGAAATATAACCATGCTCAAACCAGTTACGCTGGGGCTTTGGGGCCGATGCAGATAATGCCTGCTACAGCCAAACTTATTAATGGAAGACCAATTCCAAACTCCACTCTAAAATCAGACATTGAGTTGAATGTTGAAACATCAATGAAACTGTTGCGGAGACTTAAAAACAAGTATGGAGATTGGAAGGTGGTCTTTGGCTGTTACAATACTGGGAGGCCAATAGTTAATGATTATGCTCATAAAGTGTATAATTATGATCCACAATGGGCTCCAACAGCTATAAAGTAATATTAGAGTAATATCTTAGTAAAGATTTAATAATAGAGGGTTTGGCTCACGCCAAGCCCTCTTTTATATTTATGTTATGAAAAAAGGTCAAACTGTGGAGTTTTATTTATTCGGTGTTAAGGAAAAAGGTACTATTTCCAAAGTAAACGAAGATAAAACAGTTAATATAGAATTTGACAGTTACACTTATCCAAATACTCAAACATTTAAAACGTTACCAAAGAAAACCAAAGAAATACCCCCCTGGTATATTTTGAAAACCAAGTAAACACTTATGAAAAATTTTTATTTAATTTTAGGCTTATTCTCTGCCTTACTTATAACTTCTTGTAAAAAGGATGATGTTATTGAAGTCCCTGATAA